CCGTGTCTTTATCTTCACGGTAAGCAAGTGAAGTAAATTCCCCTGAAGTTTCACCGTCGGAAACAGAGTTCACTACTCCATCTTTTGTTTTCGTGGTTTCAACTTCTTTCTCAGCATTCAAAGTCAATTCCGTTTGGAATCTTACTTTTCCAGCGTCTTGTTTCTTTTGATCCTTAACGCGTCGGAAAAACGCGATATAATCTTTTCCCTGAATCAATTCTGCCATTAGTTATTTTTTCTCCTTCTTAGTATAGGTATAAGAGACATCCAAAACCACATGAAGCAAAGGCCGGACGTCTGTATTATCTGGTATGATCTGTTTATTTGTGTTAGTGTGCTGTAAGTGATATTCCCACTTCCCAGAAATGTTTTTGATATTCGTTTCTAAATAGGCTGTTATATCGTCCAAAATAGCCCGCTGTGCCCTTTCAGCGTAAATGTGGACCGTTTGGCCCACCTTTCCCCAAAGGTCGTTGTTTGGGCTTTCTAGGGCGTTGTTTTCGCCTATGTAAATAAAGGGGTATTGTGTCCCGGCTTCAGGCAAAAAGTCAAAGGTTTGGGCCTTTGCTTCCGCCATCTGATAAATCAATCTGAATAATTCATGGTTTGGCGTCATTTAAAAACCCCCTTCATTACGTTTGTCATATCTTCCTGGAATTGTGGTTGAACTTCCTGGATCATTGGACGCATGAAAGGCGTCCCTGGTTGAAAACGGGTGCCGTATTCCTGATAACCGGCGTAACCGGCTTCAGCGTGTATGTGTGCTTCCATGCCCTGGTAATTCGTTGTTATGTGATCTTTAAGAAAACTTGTATCTACCGGCGCTTTTCTCTTTGCTACTGCCTTGCCACGTTCGCCATTGTTTTTCAAGACTTCCAAAGATTGTTTAACAGCGTTCGGGTGTGCGTTTGAAATTGTCACAGTCAGCTTTTCGATCCCGTGCCATTTAACCTTAACGCCCAAACGGACCCACTTTCTTCAACCGTACAGCCCCTTTAATTGGCGCGTCGATTGCTTCGATAGGCTCATAGGTGTCACGTTTATAAACGGCCTGACTAAAAGGCGCTTGCTCTTTCTGAAACCTACAAATAATCACTGTATCTGTCCGGTTACCGTAGTTTTCAAATACCTTTGCTCGACTGACTTCATTCACCAAGCAAGGGACCGTAACGGTTTTTCTTGCTTGTGTTTCATATTCATCCGTTTCCGGATTGTATTTCTTACGCCCTCCACGAATTAAGGTAATTCGGTGTGGTGTTTTCATAGGAAAAACACCTTTCCGCGTTCCCGTTGTGTACCATCTAGGCCAAAGTCCTTGTTAAGAATAGCCATATACGGTTTAAATAGGTTATCCCATTCTTGATAAGTCACGGAATAACCGTCAACCGTTTCAGACGTTACACCCTCGGAACCTTTGCGCCCGTAAAGCTTATACACCACGTTTTCAATCATGAAATTATACTTACTGTTAATTTCAATCGTTCCAGTTAGTCCTTTAAAATAGCTTTCAGCGTCCTCCACTAAATCAGTCAACAAATCATTTTCATAGTTGTCGGAAGGGTCGATACCCAACCGACGTTTAATTTTTGCTAGTTGGGCTTCTTCCACCTTTTATTCTCCTTCGATAGTTTGGGCCAAAGCTACTAGATCCGCTTTTTTGGCGTCTGCTTCATATTCTACGCCTGCTTTATCTAATAACTCTTTCAGTTCTGCCACTTTTAATTTTTCAAGTGGTTTTTCAATTTCTTCATCCGGTGCTTCTTCCTTGGTTAGTGCTGGTGCCGGTGTTTCTTCACCCTTAGCACTCAAAACACCCTTACCGATCAATTCAGCAATTCGGTCTTGAGAAACTTCAAAACCTTCACGGGGGAAAATGTCCCCTTCTTCGTAAAAGCGGTTATTGTCTTTGGTATCAATAATATTTTTAGTAACAATGTAAGTCATTGACTACCCCTTTCTAATTGATTAGACGTTTTCAGCGGTAGCGGTCAATTTAGCAAAAGCGTTTGCCTTAGTAACCATTACAGCAATGTCCATAGTAACGCGGACAGCTACCATTTCTTGTTCAAACAAGTTGATAGGTGTTCCGTCTTGGTTCTTCATAGTTGAAATTTGGCCTTCTTCAGAAATCTTGAAATTGATATTGTAAGGCACGCCATAAATCAAGCTGTTAAAGTCACCGGCCAAAAGGTCGCCTTTCTTGAATTGTTTAGATTTAAGATCCACGGTAGTAATACCGTCAATGGTATTGTTTGCCTTGTCGTAAATTGTTTTCTTGTCGCCGTCGCGTGATTCGCGCAAAGCAGAGCGGTTTTGAATTTTAGAAACAAAGGCATTAGGGTTAATGTCAGCTTCATAAAGCTTATCTTCCAATTTAAGAAGGTTTTCATAGTTGATAGGACCAACAACAACCTGGCTAGAATCTTTAGCGGACTTAGCTACTGAATTAGCGAAAGGCGTTTCATGTCCCAAAAGACCAGCTTCATCAATTTTAGTGTGGAAAGCTTCAACAATTTGTGGTTTCATATCTTCAAAGAATTTTTCCCATGTATAGTTAAGAGCTTCACGGGAAGCAACCAAGATAATACCCAATTTGTGGGCCTTCAAAGTAACCGGAACCACTTCAGGTTTATCAGTCTTGATTTTTTCGGTTTCATTCACCCAGTAAGCAGATACGCCATCTGTTTGAACGTAAACAGTTTTTTCTTGCAAACCGTCCATTTCGTGGTACTGTCCAAGTTGCATTACTACGGAATTTTCAGCGACATCCTTCATAATGATATCTGTCATTTTTTTAGTAAAAGTTCCATCTTTCTTTTCTGAAACAAGGACTTTATCAGGGTTAAAAGTTTGTACTGTCATATTTTAAAATTCTCCTTTAAGGTGTTTTATTTAATGATTCGGGATTTTCGGAAAATGTCCCCTTTGTCTGATTTTTCGGACCCGCTAAAATCTGAAGAAACTCTAGGGGGTTCCGATTGCGAATATTCAGCCTTGATTTCACTAATAATACTTTCAAGGTCTGAAATAGCTTGTAAAGTACCTTCAGCGGTATCTTTAACAACAAAAGAAATCACTTTATCATTGACCGGAAGTTTCCGGCTAGAAAGTGTTTTAATAGCTTCATCTGTTAATTCTCGCTTGGTTTGTTCTTTTTCAAGCCCAGCGATCTTATCAAGTAAAGCTTGCTTTTCTGCTTCAGCTTCCTTACGTCGGTACTCTTCTAATTCTTTCCCGGTAAGTTCGCTTTCTGCCTTGTATTTTTCCAAGGCTTTAGAAATTGCTTCCGCTGTATCTTTGGAATGTTTTTCTTCCATAGATTTTAAACGGCGTTGCATTTCGGCCACTGATACCATCTTTTCCGGTTCCTGTGTCGGATTGCTAGCTTGTTCCTCAACTGTTTCCGGTGATTGTGGATCAATCGCTTGTGTGTTTTGATCTTCTGCCATTATTAGGCTCCTTTCTACGCTTGACGGGCAACCTCCCCGAACTCATGCAACTTTTAACGTCATTTAGCACGGTTTGGACAATAAGCGCGCCGGTGGATTCGAACCACCCGCCAGATTTCAAGATTCGAACTTGATTAACCCGTGAAATAGAATCGAACTATTCCCCCTTTACGCGCATAAAAAAAGAAGGTGAAATTCTAAATCTCATCTTCTTCATTTAGTTTAAAATCGTTTAAAGTGCTTCTACCGTCTTTGTATTTTAGTTCAATATGTCCATAGCCTGAACACCGGCAATTAGGGTGCATAGGGTACATATTCACGCCCTTTTCCAATTCATCAACCGGAAAGGCTTTACCGTCCAAAGGGGCGCATATTTCACACGCCCCAGGTTCGGCTACAAAAATAAAATGTGTGAACTCATTCGCTACCAGCATTTCTTTTTGTGTGTCCGCGTTGATTCGGGCGATTTCTGTTTTTATTAATCTTTCAGCGCTTGACCGACTGGCACCGTATTTTTTAGCTAGCCTGTCCCGTTCCTGTTTGTAACCCATCATATCCGTGTAAATACGGTTTAAAGAAGCGAACACGTCTTTCTGTAAGGTTTGCTGTAAGCCTGTTTTACCCCAAACCCTATTAGAGAATGATTCACCGTAAAAATCAGCGTCTAAAATCGCTTCTAGGCGCCGTTTCACTCCCTTGGATGAATTGCCCAAAATTCCCGCTTGGCGCTTAAATTCGCTTAGTATTTCATCCCTACGGGCCTTGTCAAACATTTCATAAGTTTCCGCTGTTAGGTTTTGAATTTCCAAGTCTAATTCAGCTTTCAAAAGTTCCAGCCGGCTTACTTTCATCTTTAAGTTATAAACCCTTAGCCATTCATTTGTAGCCGGTGAAAAGTCTTTTTCTTTTACGGCCTTGTAAGCCTTACGGTTGAATTTGGTAACGTCCATTTGGTCAGCGCGTTTCATTGCTTCTTGTTTGGTCAAGCCCTCACGCCCCGCATAATTCATATAGAACCGGTCTATTTTGCCTTGTAACCTATCATAAGATTCCTGGTATATTTCTGTTAGGATTCTTTCACGGTCTAAATCTCGCTTCATTAAAGCGCTTTGGGCCTTACGTTCGGCGTTATACTTCCGGTTGTCCGCTATTTTCAAGTTCATCCGCTTCACCTACTTTATAGCGTCGTTCAAAATCGCTAGCGCCTTCTTCTTTCTTGATTCGGTCCACTTCCGTTTCAAAATTTGTAAAACTTGCATTATTGAGAAGGGTTTCTTGTGACAATTCCCCGCCAGCTTCAATGTAAGCCTTGATTTCCGTCCAAACATCCTGTGGGATATTAGGGTGGAAAGTGAAAGTTAGCTTGTCAGCTTCGATTTTAGGACCATTTACGGCCTTATGAATGTTACTGATTAACTCATAACGCCGGCGCAATGCCTTAGTAAAGTACGTTTCCTTGTCTTTGCGTACCTGTTCCAGCCCAATCATCTTATAAAGTAAGGCAATACCTGACTGTGTAGAATTAAAATGATCATCTTCAAGGTTCGGAATACGACTGAAGCGGTGAATATCATTCGCCAAACGGTTCTTATAAGCTTCCGTACCTTGTACGTCGTATTGCTTGTAAATATACCCGGCGTCCGCTGTCGTTTGTTGACCGTTTGCACTGATTCCGGTTTGAAGTAGTAGCGTGTTTGCGTCTTTCATTTTGGCCACGTTGTCAGCCGTTGCCCCAATCGCTTCCAGGTCACCCTTGATTAATAACATAGCGTCGTTTAAATCGCTCATATAATTAGCGGTGTCTGATTCGCTAGCGTCATAAGCGTCGATTAGGGAAATTTCGCTTTCATAATCGCCCATTCTGTAACGGTTATTCCACCATTCAACAACTGGAATATCGTTATAATTATGCTTGGTTGCTTCATCCAAAGCAAGGCGCGGGCTGTAATAAGTAAATGGTTTATATTTAATTACTTGATCTTTAGTATAAACCGTCATGTTGACACGTTCATTATAGATTGGAAGGTGTACAGCACAAATAATATTTTGTTCCACGGTTAAATCTCGGACCACAAACATTTCAAGGGGACTAATCAAAACCACTCGGTCCATGTTATCCCGATCCCGGAAATGATATTCATAGGCCCGGCCAAAAACGGAAGCGTCAAAGGCTAGATCACTATTCAGGGAGTTAATATCATTATTCCATTCAATTTCTTTGATTGATTGTAACTGGTCTTTGTTTCCACCTTCCAGCACGCCCACGGTAACAGGGTTACCAATAACATAGGAAGTAGCAAAGCTTGAAATATAACCACCCCAGCGGTGTCTAACTCGGTAATCTGCCTTCTCTTTGTCCATCCGGCGTTTACCGCTTAAAATACTGTAATTGTTGCCCTTAGCATAAGAATCTAGCACCCGTAAGCGGTGCTTTTGGTATTCAAAAAACGCTGTCAGCATTTCCCGGAAGGCTTTCTTTCCTTCCGCTGTTTTTAGCAATTCTTCAGCGGAAGAATATCTAAATTGCTCATTGGCTAGCCTACTAAATTGCAAGCTATCGTTACGGGTTGAAACTTCAATGTCCAAACCATGTTCAAATTCATTCACATGATCCATTTTTACCTACCTTCTAAACAAACGATTTACTTTGGAAATCGTCTTATTAACGTCTAATTCCTTTTTCTTCTGGAAGATTCGATCTTGAACCGCATAGCGCACCGCGTCCAAACAATGGTTATAGCTGTCCACTGGTTCATTAATATATTCATTAGTCGCCTTGTCTTTCTTCCAAGTGTAATTCTCTAATTCTTCAATGGTCTTTACGCACCGTTCATCCACAATAATTTCATATTGTAGAATGTATTGGATTCCTTGCATGACTGACCCAGGGCCTTTTATAACATCAATTACCCGTGGAATATCTAGGTTCCTTAGTTCCTGATTCGATTTCTTTTCAGCACTATCAGCCCGGATAATCTCTTTTGAATAACCCAGGGCCTTGATTGCTTCAGCTATCTTGTCATTCGTCAGGCCTTTTTTAACATATTCCTCTAAAATATACAGACGCTTGTTTTCCTCGTCTATTTTGATGTGCATGAAAGCGCTAGGGTCATTTATGAAACCATAGTCAAGGCCAAAATCTGACGGAATGTGACTTAGTTCATCCTTGTTTAGTAACTGTTTTTTGTACTTTGGAAATACAAGCTTGTCCAGTGTTGCAAACTCCCCCAGGGCGTAAATCTTATAGTAAGCCTCGTTCCGGTCAGCAAGTTCCTCAATGTTTTCCTTTGTGACTTCATCCAAGAAACGGTTATCCTTGTATGTCGTTTGATAGATAACTGTATTTTTAGGCTTTTTTACAAAAAACGCATTATATACCCAATTAACCTTAGACACCGGGTTAAACATCAAATAGATCTGCTTGTTAGGGTGTTTCTTATCCCGTAACCGTAGGGTTAACTGTGTGTAATCGTCCAGGGTGAACTCTGAAGCTTCTTCCATTACTACGTCTGAAATGCCCTTGATGGACTTGATTTTCTCCGGATTGTCTAACCCTTTAAAAATAAATTGGGCACCATTTGGTAGTTCGATACGGTAAGCGGAATTATTAACCTTACAAGCACCAAGTAGTCCCCAGGCTTCCAAGCATTGTTTAACGTCTTCAAAGATAGAATCATAAACACTCGATCCAACTTTCCGCAAAAAAAGAACCTTCCTTGGATACTTCCAAGCCTGAAGGCTCTTAAATACTACTTTTTGAATTACTCCGTGACTTTTCCCGGACGAAGCCCCGCCGTAATGGATTTCCGTGAAGGTGCTATAATCTGTTAGTTTGTCATAGATATGCTTATTAAAAACCCGACTTGGATTTTTAATTTTTATTTTAATCTGTGGTTTCTTCATCATCCCAGTTTCCTAGCTCGATTTCTACCACCCGTTGAGTGATTTCTTGCCTATCCACAAATAAGCCGTAACGTTTACCAAGGTCAACCGCTGAAGCCCGCCTTGTTGCTACTGATGGTTTTGCTTCTACAACTCTTTGATACCCTTCACCATCTAGGACCAAAAGCGGTTCAGTGACTTCACCACGCATTACAGCGGTAAGAAATTCTAGTACCTCTTGTTGATCTGCGACGCGTTCAGACTTTAACTTTTCAAGCTGTTCATCTATATAGGCTTTTACCTTAGCATTTGATAGCATACGGCTTCCATTCGCTTGCGCCGTTCTTTCATTCTTAACTTTCGGGTAAGCCTTAAAATAAGCTTCCGTAGCGTTCAATGAAATAATATAATGATCTGCAAAAATCTTTTGCCTTTCTGTCATTCCCAAATCTTTTTGGCTCCTTTCTGGTAAGATACAAAAAAAGGATAAATCAGAATGATTTATCCCTAAAACTTGATACTAACATTTTAGCACATTAACGCGGTCATGCCTTAATAAGATAGATTGGTAAAGTACCGACTATACAAGCGATTATCAAACGTTATCACTATTAATAATTGTGTCTAGTTCGTCGATCGCGGACCGTTTTAAGCGGTAATAAGTCGGTATTGAAATACCATCCAAATCGTTACAAATATCTAGGACGTGTTTCTTAACAATGTAAGTTAATCTTAATACGGTCCTTTGTTTAGGATCTTTCAGCTTATTGATAACCCTACTTAATTCTAACTTTCTGTTAATAATTTCAGTGGTATCTTGTTCAATAGCTTCTTTCATAACTACCAATTGTGTGTACACGTCGTCAATTTTACGGCCTTTCCCACCGGATATTTTATCAACCTGAAATTTAGGGCTTGATAGTAGCCCAGCTTCCAACTCATTGATTTCATCCATCCGGCTTTTTATGTCAATGTCTAATTTCTGTAATTCGTCAAGTAATTCCTGTGCCTTACTAACCAAATCCCCAAACTCCTTTTTGTTATAAATAATGTTATAATATAGTTATCTCCTATTTCATTTTCATAACTCCAGAAAGTCGGTTGGCAGTAGGCCGGCTTTTTTAATTTAGGGCGCGTGTATCAAACGCCCCTTTTTTTTAGATTTATTCAGTGTAAAGGAGTTCCTCCATTCTATTTTTTAATTTTTTGATACACTTATCGCCCACAAGCTTTTCACGGCTTGCAAGCGTAAAATTTATTCTTCCACATTACAAGCTTTTTCCAGGTAGTGCCTTGCCACTGCCTTTTTTCTTGTTCTTCTCTTCCACTTGCTTTCTTCAGTTTCTTCTTTTCTGTAACTCTCGACAAATTCCATTTTGATATTGTCAAATTTCCATGTATCGTTACTTTTGTAATCGTCCATGTATTCATCCATACATTCTAGTAGAAAATTTGGATCCATTACATTTTTAAAGGATTTTAGCATAGAAGGCGGGGGAACTGTCCCCGCTTTTCTATACTTGTTTATTCTTTGCCTAAAACATCCAACTGATTTTACTCCCAGGGTTTCTATAAATCCTTTATGATCTGGAAATTCTGAAGCTAGTTCTTCATACAGCTTGAAAAACTTTTCAGCATTGCTCACTAACTCCCAACCCCCTTCAAGTATTCAGGCATTGGATCCCCAATTTTTAGGCTGTCATACTGCTCCTTATTAACTAGGAAGTTACCATACCCGCTTATAGTCACTGTATAGCGCCCTTCTAGGACATTTTTGGCGGTTATAGTCCCAGATTGGTCAATTACACCCCCGGCATTATCAACCTTATAAATAATCGTTTTAGGCTGGTTTTTGAGCCTTTCAATTTCTTGTGCTTGATTTACAACTTTAATAGCAAAAACAATCATGTGGAAGGTAGAAAAGAAAGCGATAAGATAAATAAACCTTTCTTTAGTTGTCATTCTTCCCCCTTCTCAATTTTTGTTAAAAGGTTGTAAAGTTGATCCATCTTATAGACACTTACAAAATTACCGTCATAGTAAATTCCGGTAAAATTAACTACTTCACCATTCATAAGGAACATTTTAAATTTAGGTTCAATCGTATCCCCTAATTTAAAAATAGATTCAATATTATTAGTATTGATAATACGCCCGCTTCCGTGCTGGCCGTTTATTGAATATCTCGTTAATACAAGCGCCATTATTTTTTCTCCCTCGATATGAAAACTACCAGGCCGGCAAGTATGAAGCCAATCAACCAAACAAGGCCAAATAGTAAAGCTATAATGTCAGAAAGTGTTAATATGATTGCCATCTATTCCACCTCCTAATCTATACAAACCAAACGCCGGCTTTTAGCCTGGTTTATCCTTTTTTTATAAGCCGGCGTACCGTAAAAACTTATTGTTTCTACTTTTACATTCAAGAGTTCAGCAAGTTCTTTCTTTGTCCCAATTGCTAAAAATTTTTCCCCTCTATAAAGAGCATAAATCTTTTCTTTATTCATTACTCCACCTCATTGTCATTGTCCGGAAATAATTCTTCGAGTTTCTCCAAGGCAAATTTTTGTCCGTCCTCTCTGAATTTTATCCACTCTTCAGTCGATATTATCATTCTTCTTCCTCCAACAATTCCGGATTTTCGTAGATGTTGCCGATAACCTCACAATTAGTATGTCGTAACCACAATTCACATCCGTGTTGATTAGATTCAAGACGATATGCTCCTCCTCGATGCCTTACAATTTCGTAATAAGTGGGTTCAGAATAGACATCCTTAGCCATTTTGACTATATCCCCCTCAAAAATCTCCTTGCCGTGCTTATCAAACAACCCTGTTGATTGCATAATCGAATAAAAACCATCATCTGCGCTTAAAGCTAAAAATAATTCACTAATTTCTTCGTAGGTTTCAAATACTTCAATTTCTTTTGTTTCTGTATTCCACGCTCTATACTTTGGAATCATCCTTCCACCTCCTCGGGTTTGAATTCAATTTTTGCGAAGTGTTTAGGATTGATAGTAATCAATCTTTCCTCCGGTTCGATTTGAATCAATCGGAGATAATTTATATTGCCTTGTTCAATCCAATCTAGTATTTTAGCAATTTGTCCATAGCTTTCTCTCACTTTGATAACATCGTCAACGTATGGATTTTGTAATCTAATTTCTGTCATTCTTCCACCTCCTTTAACTCACCTTCCCAATCGCTAGCAGGGTGAACACATAATTCTGTTCCGTTGTAATAAACAAATTCCTTTTCACCATAGTTATTAACCAAAACCCATCCTCTTATGTTTTTCACACCATCAAAAGCCGTGTGTGTATAGTTTGCAATTTTCATTCCGCTACCTCTCTAATTTCAATCCCTTGGCAGTCAAATGCCCAGCCAAGACCGGCGTCTTCCAATTGTTTTCTAGTAAATCTTTCAAGATCGCCATACACCTTTTCAAAATCAAGACGATCCCCACCCTGTCTGTACACAGTTTTCAACGACTGTCCATTGCACAATAGCACTTCATACTGCTTCTCTTTCTCGACTTCGTAGCCGTCCAGCCATGCTCTAGCGAATGTTTCTTCGTTCTTTTTGATCCATATTGTTAATTCAATACCTTGGTTATTTGCTTTCAAAAAACTTGGAGTCATAGCAAGATAGAGAGAACTTGTAAGATGTTCCTTACAAACTTCAATCCAATCCGCCACAAACTGCTTTACTACTGGTTTATTTAATTCTTGCCGTATTTTGTCAGCGTCTTTTAATTGCTGACCGACCCATTCGCCCTCTAGCTTACCTTGCTTATATCCGGCACTATATTTCGAAGCTCCGTAACTACTACCGAATTTATATAAAATATCATCGAGCCATTCCAAACGTGTCAATCCATTTAACCCTTCCATTCGGGCGATAATATCTTTTAATTTAATTTTATTTTTTTCAACAAAATCACTTGCATTTTTTACAAAATGGTTTGGGATTTCTACTTTATCACCATTATCTAAAATCAAATGTATATTATCATCACCAAGGGAACTCCGACTAAAACCGTCATAAGTTCCGTATAATAAAAATCTAAGCCGTTCGTCCATTTTATAAATCCTCCATACTTTCTTCAAAATCATCGACAACAAAATAGTTAATACTTTTTGGGTTTATAAAAAAATTTCTAATCTTCATTAAATTTCCATTATTAAACTGACTGATGATTTTCGTTAGTTCATCTTGAGTAAAATCGTCAACCAAGAATTCAGCTTTTTGTGAGTTTGAAAAACCAATTGTGAATTTTTTGCACTTCATCCCTTTACCTCTTCTGATCTATCTTGAAATCCCGTAGTATTCATATCCACATGGTATACAGCAGAAGCCATAACTTTCAAAATACTTATTGAATATTCCAACCTCACTATCGCAAACAGGACAATGCGTTCTGCGGTATCTTTCTTCTTTGTTCAGACCGTTCAAAATTTTCTTTTTTCGTTGTCGCTTATTCATGAGTTACCTCCTTGTTGATTATTTAAAAACTATTGTCATACTTGACAAATTCCGTAGGATTTCCTGTTTTTCCTTCAGTTCCTTCTCCACTTCGTTTTTCTTCTGCAAGACTTTCAATATTTCCACGTTCAATCTGTTCCGTTCCTTCATTTTGGACCGTTCCGATTTCTCAAGCCTCTTTAATTGTGATTCTGTTTGTTCAATTTCTTTTAAAAGCTGTTCCCTGTATTTCATCCGCATTTACTCTTTTTTTATAGATCCTGCTCTTTTACAAAAGATCCATTAACCCAGCGCCCCTTACGATCTTTAATTTCGTTATAAGCACCCTCAAAACATTCAGTGAAGTCATAGCCTAATTCTCGACAAATAAGATCCAAGTAACAAATAATATTTTGAAGATTGGCTTTTAGAGAAGTTTCAACCCCTAAATCTTGCGCAACTTTAGCCTGAAAGGCGCTGTCTGTGATCATCCAAATCCAAGCGGTCACCCCGCCAAAATCAGGAATATAATCACTTTTACTATCAAAAAACACTTGTTCCGGATGGACGCCGGCCATCATTGCATAGCCTACGACAACCACGGCTACATCCCCGATTGAATCCATTATGACTTCATGTTTCCCTTTTAGATAACCTGAAACTAATTCGCCGGTTTCTTCAATCAATTTCAAGCCTTGCTTGTCAATATCCCCTTGAGCAATATCGCGGGCAATAAACCAGTTCTTAGTTTTAAAAAGTAAATCACTTGTTTTTTTATCAATCTGCATTTTCTAAATCTTCCTTTAATTGCTTAATTCTTTTTCTGATCCATTCTTTCCGTTGCTGTATAGCCGTTTTAGGGAAGAAATTTCTCAACTGTTGGAAAAGTTCTTCATCATTTAATTGATCTTGATATTTCTTAATTGTTTCTTCAATTAGTTCCCGCTTCATTCTTTCCTTTCTCCAAATACTCAATTAACCACCCTAAATATACTTGGGCTTTTTTTAAATCTTCCAGGCCGTTTTTCTTTGAATGTCGTAAAACATACTTCACGACATTTCCAAAAAAGAACCCTTCGGCATATTCGGGACATGGTGCAAAGTTTTTGATTACGTCAATTACTTCCATCCCGTTTTGGCCCTTATAATGGTTCGGTTCATTAATAAAATCTTGTTCCACAAGTTCAGATAAAACTTGCTCAAAACTCTTTT